CAGACATCTGGGAGGCTTTTTGGCGAAAGTCTAAAGCCTGAGAGGAGAAAAAAGAATTAGCAATGCCGTACTTGAAGTCTATCGAGCTTCCACCGAGGAAACTATTTAAGTGGATTTTATCTTTGGGGGTATTTTTGATTGCCATATCTACCCCGTCATAGCCCCAGGGGGAAGCCAAAATATATTAAAGAGATTATCCGTGAGAGGTTTTTGCACAAGTCCCGTACTCTTTGCCGCATAAGCTTCAACATATCTCTGCAACAAGTCTTCATAAAGACTCTTATAAAGAGTAGCTTCCTGCATTTCGTTTCTCTTCAAGTAATAGTTATAAGCCGCGAAATAAACGGGAGCCATCTGAAACTCCTCTGGGATATCGGCAGCCGAACCTATAATACAGGGTAAGGTATTGCCTGTAGACCCTTGATAGTAGTTCTCTAAAGTTAGCTGTGAAGCTGTCGCTCCAGTAATCGGATACCAGTTACCATCTGAACCGTCTGTTACAGAAAACCACATACCACTCATGTTCGTTGAGAATGGTGTGGAGGGGTTAGTAATATATTGTGAACCGTTTGTTGCAGTAACTGTTGTGGTGGTTACATCATCAACGCTCATGTCTTTTAGTCGGGGTTCATAGGAAATTGTAAGTCCTGCAGTCGAACTCACCGATGGAATAGGGTAAAGCCCTATCTCATTACGCCCGCGTACAAAATAAAACTGGGGTACAATTACCGTGTTAGAGGGGATGACGTTAAACTTATTCCAAAGTTTTTCTGAGTCTACCTCTATTATCGGCCAGTTGTAGCCTCCAGTATTAGCTTTTACCTGAGTTATACGAACCATGTCTTGAGGGAAAGTGTAATACTGTTGTCCAGCTACCAAGTCAGCGGTAACTTCTTTACGGGTAAAATACCTACGGGTAGTATTCTTAAAAAGCCTAGTAGCTTGGTTAATATCTTGAGTGGCGTTAGTTTTATCTTGTGCGCTCAGGGTAGTTGAAACGCCGATTATGTCTAAAGCTCTTGTGTATGATTGCGTAAATGTTAGCATATTATCTCCTTAAGTTGCGCTTTCCAAAAATCCACTAAACCAAGTTTTTTGCGGTGCATTACCAACATTGGCAGCAGCAGTTCCATTACCTATGACGAAAATTTCAAAATAATCGTTAGCAGCAGCTTGTATTTCAAGACTCCCTCCGCTACCGCCCGCCGTGTTTTCGCTACCCCACGCCCAAGCGGTGCCGTTTTTATAAATAGCCGCCACATTATCCGTCGTTCCTGCTACAGGGATACCGACCACCCAATTAAAGTGATAGAAGCCAGCTATAGGAGCCGTAAACCTAAAATTAGTAACAGCGTCAAAGTTGCTACTTGTATCGTAGTTCTTAGTGTCAAATTGAACCTTAGCTAATGCGTTGGTAACATTGAAAGCTGCATTTCTATAAACACTAAACTTATAAGGGTTATAAAATTTAGAGGCATAAAGATTACCAGTAGCTATAGCGGCATTTAAGATAGCATTGTTTGCTATTGCCGCACTTCCAATAGTGCCTGTGGTAACGGAAATTCCATAAATTGTACCCGTAGTAGAAGCTGAATAACCAGCGATAGCATCTGCTGAAATAGTTGCATTGGTAACTATGGGGCTATTGATTGTCGGGCTTGTTAAAACTTTATTGGTTAAGGTCTGGTTTCCTGTAAGAGTTACGACGCTAGATGGAAAGGTCGGTGTCCCGCCGAGAGTATAAGTACCTGATAGTGTTCCTGATAAAGTAGCTCCGTTTATTGTAGGACTTGTAAGTATCTTGTTTGTAAGTGTTTGAGAGTCTGTCAGCCCCACAGGTGCGCTATTAAGCCCTAAAAGCGTATTTCGGTTAATCCTCTGTGTTGCCGCACCAGAAGCCGTATAAATAGGTAAAAAATCAAGAGTGGAATCTATCGTTGAGGCTAGGGGGAGTGCATTGATAGTTATATCGGTCATCTTACGCCGCCCATGTTACTGTAGTCCAAGTGGTTGAACCACTACTATTAATATATAAACGGGTTGTTGTAGTCGTAGCAGAAGTATTTACATAGAGCGAACCTTTGGCAGCAGAAAAGGTCGGTGCGCCAGTTCCATAGAATAATCCGAGTGAAGCCGTAGATGACATTAATATTCCTGCAGTCGCTAGACCTGAAACTGGAGGTGCAGTCCCACTTTGGAAAGTCGGTTGTCCGATAGTAGATAAAGTCCCTGTGACTGCCAGAGTCCCACTCAGAGTAGTATTCCCTGTAACTGAAAGCGTAGAAGTTAAGGATAGCGCAGAGCTTATTGCACCCGTGGTAACTGAGATTCCATAAATAGAACCTGTGGTAGCCCCCGTATAACCCGCGTAAGAGTCTGAGGTAATCGTAGCGTTTGAGATAGTCGGAGTATTAATCGTGGGCGAAGTTAAAACCTTATTCGTGAGAGTTTGTGACCCTGTTAAAGTAACCACCGCCGCTGGAAATGTTGGAGTACCACCTAAAGTGTAAGTTCCTGTGATTGTACCGCTTAAAACTGGGGCAGAGATAGTAGGAGAGGTAAGAGTTTTATTAGTAAGAGCCTGCGTATCTGTCAATCCAACAGGGGTACTAGCTAATCCTAAGAATGTATTCCTGTTTATCTGTTGAGTCGCGTTAAGACTATGCGTAACAATAGGAAAAGTATCTAGGCTCCCGTCTATGGTCGCGGCTACTGGTAATCCTGTAATTTCCATTATTCAGTCCATCTCGTAGTGTTTTTAGATTTATCATAAGTCGGAGTAGTGACAATTTGATTACCCAGATTATCTGTTATGTGAAACCCTGAATTAGTTGTTAAATCTTCAGCTCCAACAGTAATTACATAACCTTGTCCATCAGGAGGAGTCCAACCAGTCTTATACTTAGGAGTCAGAGTCCAACCGGCGGGGAACTTTGACTTATAAACATTCGGGTTCATAGTTAGAGGGAATAAAGATTGTGTCAAAAGCTCCAGCCCAGATTGAGTCTTTATAGACAGATCGCCAGAAGATTCTATATAACCCTCTCCGCTGGGTGGTGTCCATGATGTTTCTTCTTTACTTGTAGCACTCCAACTTGTAGGTGCTTCGGGTGTATAGACTTCGGGGTTAATTAAAAGCCCCACACCAGATTGTGTAAGTAATTCTAAGCCTGATTGCGTGGTAATAGAACCAGTAGATGTCTTGACATATCCTTTACCGCTTGGAGGCGACCAATTTGTCAAATTCTTCATCGAGCCTCCTATACTAAGTTAAAGCAAAAACTGACTACTGTGCTACCTGCGGTTGTTAGATAAACATATTGCTGATTAGCTACGTCAAAAGTCATCGGTACTGCAGGGGGTACAGAAAAGTACGAAGTAGAATCAGCTGTTTCTGATACTCTTACAGCGTTAGTGACGCTGACGATTGTAACTTGAGTCGCACTCTGGGGAACTGTCAAGGTCTGGGAAGTATTTACTGTTACAGGAGATACTACTGGTGAGGTTGTGGAATCCTCTGTGAACATGTAATTACCAATCGCCCCAGTCATCGCTATACGATTGCCGTCATTTCTTAGTCCACCGAAATTATTAGGTGTACTTTTTGATTTCTTTGTGGTTGCTACATATGCCATTTTTTACTCCTTAAATAAAAAAAGCCCAAGGAGGGCTAAAAGTTAAGTGCCTATTTAATAGTATAGAGTTTATCTTAGATTTTTACAATCGTATATACTGATCTTCGTCTACAATCTCTCCCCGCATTTACCCGCATTCTTTGAAATCGTTTGTACCATAGCATCTATAGCCTGCATTTGCCTTGGGGCAAAAACCTAAACGGTGTATAAGTTTTCTTAAAAAGTATTTCATGCGGCTGTCCTGGTTTGTGGGGTGGTTAAGTTTAGGGTTATATCATCAAAGTAGGCAGTTGCAGCAAAACTAGCACCACCCAATATTCTTGGTACTATCTGTATTGTTCTGGCTGTAGCCGGAGGTGTAATTGTAGCAGAAAAAAACGTCCAACCAGCAGTAGTATTAGTAGTTTGAAGAAGATTTGCCGTATTTACAATCGTACCATCTGCTTTATTTGAATACCAAGCTAATTCTACACCATCAGCAGATGTGCCAGTCGCAGATGTTATGTTGTACCAAAAACTAAGTGTATATGATGTACTCGGTATTATTGGTATACCACCTGCCACAGTATAACCTTTTGAATTAGAGTAAATAATAGTATTGTACCCAGCAGTATTTTTCATCTCCAAAGCATAACTGCCACTATGACCACTACCACTTTTAAACATTATGCTTTGGTTAGCTGAAGCATTGGCATACCAACCAAATAAACTATTACTTGCTGAACCCGTATTTGTACCATCTAACCAATTAAATGAACTATCAAATGCTACATTAGTTGGTGGTGCAAACTCAAAATCTCCGTTATAGACCATATTTCCGTTTACTAGAGGGCGTTTTTTAGATGGGGTATCTAGGGTATAAGTTCCAGCTGTTATAGTGCCGTTATTTCCATTGCCTGATGTGTCGTAGGCGGTAGTGCCAGCACCCTCGTTAAGTTTCCACTCCGACCATAAAGAAGTTGCATCATATTGTCCAGTTGTATAGAGTTTTAGTATTTCGGTAGCCGATAAGCACCTTGTCCATACTCTTGCGTTTTTAAGTGATGCTCCACCGTTCATACCGCTACTACCAGAAGCGTCACCTATATGTACACCTGCATATTGGTTTACGTTGGGGTTGTTGCCAGTCGTACCAGAAGCTATACCGTTTACATATAGAAGAACGGTTGAACCGTCCCATGTCAAAGCCAAGTCGTACCAAGTATTAGGGATAATGCCCGTTTTGCTTTTTGGTGCAACATAAGAAGAACCATTATAATAACCACCCCTGATGGTCTTGGCGGTTGTTAATGAGCCGATAGACAAACCTGCCGTCTTACCAGATATGACAGAAGATAACCCAAATATTCTCTGGGTGGAAGAGACATCATTACCCGTTTTATACAATATAGAAATCGTAAAAGCAGAGTCGAAGTTAGTGACCGCTGTACCATTTTGACAATTTGAAGTATTGGCAGTCATACGCAAACTACAATTCATAGGTTGGGTGTTTACTCTATTAGTAGCTACTGAGCGTGCCGAACCAATTAACGAACGAGCCATTGGTTTACTCCATTACTGGTTTTATAGAAATTGGTTTGGCTATGTTATTTCGTATATTAGTAACTTGAGCCTGAAGTTCTGCTGGTAGTTCGACTGCGACTGATTGATTAGCTAGGGCTAGAACATCATCAGGGATTACTGGCGGTTGTGTAATTTGTAGTCCTTGAGCGTAGGCTACGCCATAATCTTGTAGGAAAGTTTGTAGGTTTTCCACTGTATCTGTGGGAGCGGTCATAGTCTGGGGCAAGCCGTCTATATCGTAAGTTACTGTTATTGTGCCGTCATCATTGAATTGTAAATCATAGTTCATACTGCTCCTTATTTGTAGGTTACTGTTACTTGAACATTTGTTACCGTGGCATCATATCCAACATAAATACCCACAGTAGCAGCACAATCTAGAATTACTGTAAAGGGCGTAAAAGTTGTTATTGGTAAAGCAACCGAGAAGATAGATGGAGTTGTTTCTGTTGCTGCGTCACAAATCGTAATTACTCCAGCCACAACTGTTCCTATTGGAGCGAAACTAATTGAATGTATAAACCCCGCAGTTGCCTTAACCTGACCATCGGCCGTTACACGACCATAAGTATAGCCACCCGTAGCGGCTGCCGCTGGGCTAACAAATCCTATTGTATTTGTTCCTGTATCTAGTGCCATTTTAATTCTCCTTATCTATAAGTTACTGTGTACTTAGTATTAGCGGCTGTGATAATGCACAGGCCAGTTGCGAACGATAAGTCAAAAAGGTAGGTCTGAGGATAAGCTGTTGAGTCAAACGAAGCGATTATTGTACCTGAAGCTGTGGTGTTATCGTAAGCGATTATCGTGCCAGCCGTACCGCCTTGAACCGTTATGGTGTGAAGCGTGCCAGCACCCGTCTTAACCTGAGTAGTGGCTGCTGTTACAACATAAAGATATGAGTAAACTGGTTCATTGTTTATCCTATTAGTAGTAAGGTTTTCGCCAGCCATCAGAGTACCCTGTGTGACTCTCTGATTACCCGAAAGGTCTACTGATTGTTTAACGTCATAGTTCTCAGTCCAACTTGGAGCGGCAGCATTAGCCATAGCGGGAAGGACACCTAGTTGAGTGGAGACAGTAGCACTATTATTGGTTTTAGTGCCAATAACATCTATTTTTCCAGCAGTAGTAGGGGCTGTACCATTGATTGTGGCAATATTCACTAGCGTATTTCTGTTGATGTCAACTGCGATTGCCCCTGCCTTACCCGTTGTTAGGGTCTGGGGACTTGCAACATATACCCCCATCGAAATACCGCCAGTTGTAGAGTTCTGGGTAAAGCCTGAACCATCAGCCGAAGAAGAGCCAAAAGACGCTCCCGTTGCAGGTTGCACGGGAAGACCGCTTGTAAGAGAAGTTTTAGACAAAGTCCCGCCATTATCCCATATAGGCATTGTCCCTATAGGATGGGTCGGAGTCGATGCTGCATCGGTATATTGTGTTCCACCTCCGAACGAAGTTATTTGATTACCGCTTGCATCCACTATTGCCACCGCTTCAGCAGTTGTTGCTCCACTAATCGGAATAGTCGAACCACCCGTTGAATTAACTTGTAGTTGTCCTGTTACAGGATCTATCTCAATAGGTAAAACAGTCTTGCCATCAGCGGTGGATACCCCAAAAGTTACTGGTGCGCGGTTGGCATCTCTTCCGGCACTTCCAATTAATCTTGACATAATAAAAACCCCTTTCTGGGGCTAAGTTAGTTGCCTGTCTTTATTATACGTCATAGAGGGATTTAGTGGAATTGAAACGTCTTTTTTCGGTTTCAAGTTCTTGTCTTTCAAGTCTCAAGGCGTCCTGTTTAGTTATAATGCCCTCTTCTTTACCTTTTAGCAGGGCTAGTTTCTCATCAGTTTCTTTGCATATTTTTTTATACTCTGTAGCTTTATCGGCTACTCGTTTGTTAAAACTCGCTATATCTTGTTCGAATTTCTTAGTTTTCTCTGCAAAATCATACTCTAACTGAGCTAAAGAACCAGCTATAGCGTCCCTATCAACTGTTAAGCTATCAATCTCACGTTCTTTAGACGTTATTTCGCCGTCTAGGAGCTTATTCTTGCCCTTTAGGTCATTATGTATGTCTTGGAGGTCTAAAAGCCTCTGATTGCCCTCATTTACGCTCTGTTCAACGATTTTTTCTTGTTCTTGGGCATACTTGGTATCTTTGGCAATTTCTTCCTTGATTTGCCGACTCTCAGCCTTAACGCTCTCCAAAATAGTGCGTTCATCAGAAATGCGGTCATTCAAAACGGTTAAATCGTTAAGAGCAACGGTTGTACGAACCTTTAATTGGGATAATTCATGCTCTTGGTCTTTTTTAGCCTTTTCAAAGTCCTCGGTCTCAGATTTGATAGTGTCGGTAGCCTCTTGGAGCTTTTTTTCGTGGGCCTTAACTCTGGCCTCGTAAACTTTTAGGTTAATAGGGGCATCATCTAAAAGTTTTTGTTTAGCATCTATAAACGCCTCTTGAGCGTCTAACTCTTTACTTCGTTTTTCCAGCTGGGCTTGTTGTAGGCTCATTGAATTGGGGTGTTTCTTTACCTAAGAATATTTTTTCTATCATCTGCTCTTGTAAAAGTCCGTCATTCCAGTTAAATGAGCGAGCCTGAGTTTTTTCAATGTCGGGGTTGTCGTCTATACGCTTTTTAGCTACGAGACGCTTGTAAAGCCCCTCAATGAATAAATCAGCACACTCGCCAATTAAGACTTCCTGTTCGCCTGGATTTATAAGCCATAGTTCCTCGTTGCCTGGGATTTTAGCTTCGTAATTCTTAGTGAACTTAGCGCGGCCAGTCGTAACCCTTACAGCTCCATTATCTGTAAACTCAGTCTCTTCACCTGTTGAGGGAAAATACTGCCATCTAAAAGGTTCGTTGTCTATGTTTATAACTCGGACGTAATCAGTAGGAGCGTATCTCTCTCTTAGGCGGTCACGAAATGCCCTATTTTCTTTTATCGTTGTTGCTGTTGGTTGCTGGCTTGGCGTTATTTTTGGCATCTTGTTTCTCCTTTAGGGCGTTAATTACCTCTGTTAGAATATCAAACTTACCCCTTAGATTGCTTAACTGACTAGCAACCCATTGGGGGTCTGATAAGTTTTTGAACTGTTGCTCTATCTGAGCCTTAGTGGCTTCTAAGTTTTCTAGTTCCATATTCCTATAATAACATAACAGCCCTCTTCTCGCAGGGGGCTGTTATATTTATTTGTTTTACTAGGTAGCTTGGATACCGATTGTAGTTGTTGCAACTCTTGTCGGTAAACTGCTAAGTATGCCAGTAGCCGTACCAAGTTTAGTACAGTTAACTGATGCTGTAGAACCAACCAGATGAACCTGGCTCTTCGTTAAAGTTGCAGAGTCAATAGCTACTGCTGGGAGAGAACCTAGCTTATTCGCCACGAATGAACAATCCCTGACTTCCATGTAACGCTCTAGGTCATTGTCTGCGGCTATTTTTATCATAGCTGTTGCCGTACCGCCAGCATATTTCCAAAAGCTACAGTTGTCAAACAGGACATCTCTTGAGACACCACCAGATGAAGCACTTGCTACACCACCAGATGTCGTAATGACTGCTGGGCGTATTTTGCTTCCTGTGATTGAGTCAGCCAATGAGCCGAATGTACAGTTAACAAATTGAGGTGAATCCCCGTTTAGCAAAACTTCAGCGTGTGTGTCTGATGTAAGTTTAGTAGAATCATAGAACTCACAGTTGACGTAGTTCACATATTCTCCACCCTCACCAACACAAGATGTGTTCTGGGTTAGAGTATTGTTATTAGCAAACTTGATATTTACGAACGTGTTGCGAGTACCGAGGTTCTTAACCATGTGAACATCGGTAGTAGCAGTTGTAACACCCATCGTAATTTTAGACTGTTGGCCGTATTTTCGGCTTCCCGCGCCCGTACCTACGATGGTAAGACGGTTTTTAGATATTGTAAGCATTGAGGTTAGAACGTGGGACGAGTAACCGCTTAACAAGATGAAGTCGTTGTTGTTGTCTTTAACTTGGGCGTAAGCTTTGGCGATAGTTTTATATGCCGTCTTAGCTGTTTGACCGTTATTGGTGTCTGCACCGTTATCGTAGTCTACCCAGTAGACATTACCAAAGGTCAATAGACCGTAGTTGGCAATTTCACTTGGTAAAACCTTTGCTCCATACCTTAGTGATGGTATGTAATTGTGTGCTAGTTTCATATTTTCTCTCCTTTATATTGTTCCCTCTCCTGTCTAGCAGGGTCAAGGGCGATTAAGCTATTTTTAAGTAAACGGGGCTGACTGCTGATTGAGCCATAGCAACCCTTGCGTATCCGATAATCGGAAGCGTGGAAGCTGTAGCTGTGATTACTGCACCAGCTGTCGTTGTACTTTGAGCGAATGCGCCACCGACCGTAATTACGGCGTTAGCGTCATTGATGACTGTTGACTGACCGCCAGTTTGCACCCATCCATAATTCGTTACAGAAGCGGTGTTAGGAACTGGGCAAACAGTCACACCGACTACTAAAGCAGCGGTGTTAGAAGCGTTTACTGCGCTATAGGGACTTACCTGTAAGTTAGCAGTATCAGTTCCAGGGACTAGAGCTGTCGTATTGCGTAGTGGCTCTGAAAGATAGACGGTTACATATCCCGTAGTGGCTGCGGCTGCACTGTTACCATTAATCTTGTATGAGTAAGACGAAGTGATGCCTAATGCACCTACAAGTATGTCAAGATTACCTTCGGCGAACAAATCTTGAGTGATAGCTGTCGCGCCAGTATTCGAAAGCACTAATTGAGTCGAACCGTTAGCTAGGTTAGCGGTAGATTGTCCGCCCGTACCTACTGCGGTTATGGTCATGCCCTGAAAACCAGCCGTAGAAGCTGTGATGACAGGAGCTGTTACTACTTTACCCGACGTAATAGTAGATGTACCGCCGAACGAAACATAGCGGTATAGACGACCATCATCTGTCTGACCTATAGCACCATATTGTGTCTGCTTGGTGGTCGTCAAGACACTGAGGTCGGTTTCTGTTAATTGTCGTACACCTGATTCCATATTATTTCTCCTTTATTACCTAGTTAGAGGTAATTCCTGTTAATTTACCGTTTCTTCGGGGTTGGCGATGGATTAAGTTACCCATGAGGATTAATAGTCCAACTTCACCGTACTGGTTGACTGGAGCTATTAACTCTCGGAACTGCCATGCGCTTGGGAACGGAACATCTTTGTAGTAACCTTCGGTAACTTCGACAGTAGAGGAGATTTGCTTCAAAGAGCTATCTTGTAAGCGTTTGAACTCCATGTACCATTCGTTAAGCCAGAAGAAGGTTTGCGAAGTACAGTTGTCGTCAGCTACTAATGGTCGTGCGCGGTAAGAAATCGCATTGAATCCTGCGAATCCTGAAAGCTTTTCACCAGAGGGGCGAAGTTCACCGTTAGGTGTTCCACCGTCTACTCGGTCATAGCCTCGTAACTGAAGAGTCTCGTATCGGGCTGAAACCATCGGCTGGATAAGACCTTCAATGTATGTCCATATAGCCTTAGTGGTTAGTCCGATTGTTGGGGACTCTCGGTTGCTTGAAGCCGCCGAGACATTATCAAACTCGCTTGAGAGGTAGTCTAGTGTAATTATCCCACCAGATACTGCTGTTAGGTCAGCGTTGATGTAAGTATTCGTAGCACGGGTAATTCCTGCGTAGGTTGAGCTAGCAGTTCCGTCATCTACAATTACGCCTAAACCGTCAAAGTCTTTGCCTGAACCAAGTCCGTAGCCAATCTGTCCGACTGCTTGTGCCGCAGATACTTTAGCTTCATCAAGACGGGTCTTTAGAAGCATTAAGACTTGTTTTTCATTGTTGGCGTTTACAGCTCGTTCAATACCAGGGACAACTACTGACTGCTCAAAGGCTGCCAAGTACCATGTCATTAGACGAGTGTTGTTAGTCGCGGCTGTTGGGAAAGTATCCATACCCGAGAAACTTCCGCCAGTTGTGCTGTTCGCTATTTCAATTGGCTGAGCCTCGTAGATACCGCGCCATGTGCCGGGTTTATTTAAAATACGTGCCAAGAAAACATTAGAGTTGTTAACTTGGTCTACTATACTTGGAAGTATATCTTGATAGGTGATGTCCGCCACTCTATCTGTAAATACCATTCCTGCCATAATTTACTCCTTAATTAAGTTTTTGAGGTATAAAAAAAAGCCCCGTGCGGGGCTAATATAAATGCCTACTAAATCTAGTATAGCTAATTCAAATTAACAATGCAAATATCTACTTTTTGGGCGTAGGCTTCAAGGTTTCAACTTCTGTCCTTAGTTCCGCAAGGTCGCTTTCCAACTTTGTAATGGCTGGAAGTTGGGTAAACTTGCCCAGAATAGACTCTAACTCTACATAGGCTTCAGAATACTTATCTTTGTGTATCGTGTTTTTAATTTCGTTTGAAACATGCTCGGCTTGCTCTCTAGTCCATACTCCGGCGTGTTCTAGTGCTGCGATCCACCAATTATTAATGATGCTATCCTCTTTCTAAACCCTGAAGTATTAATTCATATTTAGCGTACCAGAGAGGCTTGGGTTTAAAGCTCTTCTCTGTTTTTAGGGCTTTATCATACTTTTTATGGCAACCTGCACATAATCTTTGCCAATCAAATAAATCTATTTCACTATCGTAGCGTCCGCTAACATTAGACCAATGATATCTTTTTGGTGAGTGATAGGGACACTTGGGGTTGTCACATACACTCGGCTTGCCTAGTAGGGCTTCTATCCTGTAGTGTAACTGACGATATTTAACATTAGGCTTAAACCACTCATGTCGCCTAAGAGCTAGTCCTCTATCCTTATCATTGATTTTAGGCAAGACTACCAACCTTCCGTTTTACTATCTATTAGTTTATCTAAGTCCATTGAACCCATGCCTGAATGAACTCTAGGCTTTAGACTCTCGTTGTCTTTAGCACCTGTAGGAGCTGATGTCCTCTTAGCTAGAGCGACACGTTCCTCATCTTCCTTTTTCTGGGCCGAGTCAACTTTGACAGGGTTCTCTCTCTTGTACATCAAAAAGGCTTCGTTGAATCCAATATGCTTATAGGGTCGCCCAGCGTTAGCCTCTTCCAGGTATTGAGAGTTCTGTTTCTCTTTGAAGTCTAGGACTTCTTGAATTAGAACTGAGGCGGGGTCTTTTGTAAAGTTCGGGTCAGTAGGCTCTACTTTAAACTTAGGGATTGAACCGTCTCTTTGTAAAGTTCCAATGTCTGACCTATCCGCGTTATCCTCAGATTCTTTGAAAGCTTTGGCGGACTTCTGGGTCTCTTGGTTCCTGAACTCAGTCTGTAGCTCTACTGCCTTATTCTCAAGCATGGCGAACTGTTTATTGGCAGTCGCACTCTCTCTGTCGTCTATATACTTAAACCCTTGAGGTAGGTTCTCTGGGGATAAGACTGTGAACTCTTGGACTTTCTCATCATTTCCGACAGTACCCTTAACTTTGATAGGCGTGACGTTCTCTAAAATGTAATTTTGCTCAGGAGTTAGAGTGCTTTTAGCGGGTTCGTCTGCTTTAGGTTCGTCTTTTGCTTCTTCGCCCTCGTCAATAGTGTAGCCCTCATCATCTTTAACTGGCTCTTTGTCATCCTTTTTTGGCTCATCTTCGCTAGGTTTTGTATCATCGTCAGCCTTTGGTTCGTCTTTTTTATCAACAGGCTCTTCTTCTTTCTTCGCCTCAACGTCTTCTGCTGGCTTGGCTGGCTCATCCTTTACCTCTTTTGGTTTATCGTTAATAGGCTCTAGGTGGTCATCAAGACCGTCTAGCTTGGCTTCAAGATTCGGCTCTGCCGTAAATCCTGGCACTTGTTTGTCTGCCATAATTGGCTCCTTTACTTAATTAAATTATAACACAGGTAGAGATGTTGGATTATTCATCGGCGGAGTCTGCGGACTGGCCGGATTAGGTAGAGGTGTGTTACTCATCGGGGAGGGTGGTGGCCCTATAGGGGCTTGCGCCGAAGCGACACCACCCACAGGCATTGTACCAGACGGTGGCATACTATTCGGTGGCGTTGGGGGTTGCATTAAGTCAGATACTTGGGTTGGTTGCGGTGCTTGAATGGGCTGGCTTGGTGATAACTGCTCTAGCCCTGCTTGGCTCATCTCGTCTAGTGAGGTTCTAAGCTCTAATGAGTTAAGGGCTTTGTCTACATATTTCAAGAACGCATTACGCTGTTTAGCGGGAGATTTAATAAACTCATCTGTTAGCATTAGTTTGCGAAGGGTAAGGACAAACTCTTTAGTGCAGTCATCAGGGTCAGATGGTTTTTTCCCGCCCATTATCTCTGTGTAAGCAACGTAGGCCTTAGTTTCGTCTACTTCATCTAAAGCGTCTCTAGCTAGGCTCATCGGGTCGGCTTGGGCTTTAGCCCAGTTGTCGTAGACTTTTTGGGGGTCAGGGATATGTAACATCTTGTAAGCGTCTAATAGGGAGAGGGCTTGCTTATCTACCAATTTAAGTGCGATAGCTTCTTGGCGGTGCTTATCAAACGGAAGAGTAGTACCAGCCTTTACGTTGACTGCGATTCCGTCTTCAAATAGGTCTCTTGAAATTACGAGGTGGTCAAACTCGCCATCCTCTCCGTTGTAAATAAAGTAATGTTTTTCGTTATACCAGACAACTTCCATCTGAGTTAAGAGGTTAAAGTAATCATACATGAATCTGTCAATCGCCCGAACGTAGAGGTCTTGTCGTCCAGCAGCTTGGTTCTTCTTAATCATTGACTGGCCGAGAGTATCCTCTCCCCCATCGCCGTCGTCTTGACCGCTAAAGTCAGTAGGTGCGCCCATCATATTACCTATCTGCATACGAATATCTACTTTGTCTTGATATAGGAAACTAGGCACTACGGGAGGTGGAACTTGATAAACCATATCTTGTGTACGCTGTTGAGCTGTCTTTATAATCAGCCTTTGATTGGGGTCGCCAGTTAATTCCTGGAGGTCGTCTTTAGTTAAGCCTGAGTCTTGAGAGACTATTAAGATTCCATTGGCTTTGTCGGCTACTTCCATTAGCTGTCTACCGCGTTTATTTAGAACGTTCTGTAAGTATCCAGCCTGTTCTACTGCGGAGGTTTGGTCTATCCAATGCGAACCATCATTATCAAAGTTCAAAGAGATGACTGGCTTGGGGGGAAGGGACAGGAAGTTCTTGTTGGCTGAAGAATATAACCAATGGGGATTCCTTGACTTCTCTAGGACAGTATTCCCGAAGTAATAAACTACAGCTTCTTTGGGTTGGTATTCTTTGTCATAATAAGTCAAATAGACTTCGCGGACAACAATAATAGTTTCTCGTTGTTTGTAAGTCCCATACTTGATACCGCATTCCTTATATATATCTTCTTGCTTTTCAGGCCATCGGTTACAGGCTTCATTAACGGTCATCTTTAACATATAACAGAAAAAAGCAGGGTTCTCGCCCATACGCGCGTTCTTATCTATAACACAATGCTCAGGGTCAGGAGCGAAAGGAATTATCTCTCCATTCTTACCTGCGTTAGGGTCAAAACGGAACATAATCAAACCAACTCGTTTGTTCAAGGCGTACTTAACGGCACTCTCTAATAGTTGAGTGAGTTTAATCTTCTGAGAATGTGCGACCTGTATCTTCTCAAGGTCTAAGGCAAACTTGCGTGAGCGTGGGCTGTCCTGTGCTGGTGAGACTTCTGGTTGAGGGTTCTGGGCTGTAAGATAAGCTATAATCGCTTGTTCGGCTATATAAATCTGGTTCTCAATGTAGGGGAGTTGGAATCTATACAGAGAGCGAACATCATTCTGTCGTCCATAATAAAGGCGCATATTATCGCCACGTTTCTTTTGAAGGTCAAACCCATCAGCAGTATTAAAGTAGCTTACCGAGTCTTCAATACGATTATTTAGATTCTTTACAATGTCGGTATCGGGAATATCTATAGAGAGCGTAGGTAGCTCATCAATAGCCCCTGCATTTACAACTGCGAGATTATCTACTCTGGTATCGTTTAGGACTCTATCTGTTTGCTCATAGTCCCAATTAGTAGACATTAATTATTGCCTTTGCCTTTTTTATCGTTGTAGGGTGGGGTTTGCTGTCCACTAATAGAAGGAGTGGGGAGTGGAGCTTTACCCGTAGTTAAGGGTGGGGCTTGAACTTTTATCTGCCCTGGGATACTTTGCGCCTCTGTCTGAGAGGGCATACTGTTATCAAGAGGATTCTTTTTGTTGGTTGCCATTTAGTTTTGACCTCAGTTAAAATGTCAAGGGCTAGTATATTCGCCTAACTACATAGTAACATTACTGAAATAAAATGCGGTAATTTGTACCACAGGAATGGCATTGTATCTCTATATATTTTGAGCCTGGGGGATATTGTTCAAAGCCCGTAGCACCTGAATTAGCCACTACAAGCTCTGATGCCGTGTACTTGAATAACGGTCTATTACAAGGCGTATTCATGCACCTGTAAAGATAAATCTTCCTAACCGGAACTATATTATGGTAGAGGTATAACGTAACTTTCATTGTCTGTACCTTTCGTCATCCATAGCTCGTTTGGCCACATCTTCTAAGTTAATGTGAAAGCCCTCGGCTTCTCCGTCCTCATTTACCACAAAAGATTTGTTCTCTTCTTTATAGGGCTTTGAAGTTACTATCCCCACTTGGCTAGCGGTTTCGTGCATATACCCGTCTAGCCCATACCTAACAGCGTCTAGGGTGTGATTAAACTCGTCCATCGGGTCGTTAATGATGTTTCCGTCCTTGTCGGTCTTCCACATGTAATTCATATATTCGTGTCTGATGTTTAGGCTTCTCTTGGTCACGCTAATTTGCTGGTCTTGCACATAGTCAATGCTAGCGTTCAGATAGTTCTTACCGTTGATTTGTTTCTTAGATACTGGTAAGATATTAACCCCGTACGAACGTATTTCGTCTATTGATTTTGGTTCGGCGGAATCAGCAATAACTAATGTCTCGGGTTGTTCCATGTTATTTATAAAATCGGCTATAGGTTTGTTGTGCATCCCTTTACGGTAAAGACGCTCATTTAAGATATAACCACCGTTATAGTAATAAATGTCCACAATCGCTGTAGGGTCGTTTGAATAGCCAAAGTCCAATCCTCTACGTACTAAGCGGGCTTCGTGGGGTATCTCGTCTATAAACGCCCAGCCCGTGAATACTCTGCCCTCTACATCGCCTAATTGACCCTCTCCATAGACTCGCCACCAGTTCTTGTTGTGTCTGTGGGATTCAATCTCATCTATCGTGATTTGGTCTAGGGCTTCATTATCTTTATAAGTGACAGTTAGGAAGTCTACATCATTTCTCTTGCCTAGCATCTCAGTATAGAACCAGAACTCATTTGTCGGGTTCCAGTCCAGCCAGACTGTCTCTCTTGTACGAGTAATTAACTGGTCAACGATATTGTAATGTAGGTTGTTGCACTCATTTAAGAAGAGCTCATCGCGTCTTGGCCCGTGAGCTTTCCCATTGGTATGA